ACGACGTTACGCGGCCAAAAAGAGCCTACCTAGGACCCCCCCCCTAAAACCATATATTTTATCGAATATAAAAGATGTTATGGTAACCCACCAAAACAGACCTTTTTAGCCAAGCTCAGAAAACCCAGCGTAACAGCGTAACAGGCCATATATATATATAATAATATTATATTCTCTCTCTCTCTCTCCTGTGCAACGTATTGATTTCATTGAACATTTGCTGGGAGCCTTTACGATTATACCGCGATACCTTAGTTCGTAACGCTGGCGTAACGACGTAACGGCTAGCCAAAACCTCCCCTCTGCAAGGCTCCCGAAAGATACGTGTGATTATACCGCGTTACCTTAGTTCGTAACGCCCACGTAACGCACGTAACGGCTAGCCCCATCTAATATTAGATGCCCTTTCCCCAACCTCTCCCGCGATGCCCGCGATGCCCGCGATGCCCGCGATGCCCGCGATGCCCGCGTGCGTCCGCTCCCACGCGCTTACTCCCACTCCCACTCCCACTCCCACGCGCTTTACTTACTATGACGATTTTTTCGCAGGCGAAAAAAAAGCCCCCTTTCGGGGGCTTCGATTATTCGGGGGACTCTTGGGTTTCTGTAAACCCTTCAAGGGTCGCTGTCAAAATGTCCAGCACATCCGCCGCCAAGCCAACTAAGCCAATTAATCGAAGCTGCTTAAGCAGCTTCGATGCGGTCGCATCAACCGCTTTCCTATCAGTAGTGGAAACCTTACCTGCCTTTTTAGCTGCGGGCGTAGAAACCTTGCCACCGGGCAAGGCATAAGCAGGGTTGTTCTTTAGCCCGGCTTCCCACGAGACCCCGTGATACACGGCGCGCATCGCGCTCTGACCGTATTCGGTGAAAGTCTTTTTTTCCATCGCTCCAGAAGCGACTATCCAGCTAACGACCTCACATTCACGGATCTCTTTTCCAAGGGCTTTGCATGAAGCGTGGGAGCTCCCATTTTCCAACAGCCACGCGTCACAGAATTTTTGCATGGTGGTTTGCACTACGGCTACGTTTTTTGTCAAGGCCTTATCGTAGGCCTTGAACGAGCTGCTAATTTCCCGTGCCGTCGTGTCAAAGGCAATGGTGACAAATTCTAAATTTACTGATTTCATGATAATTCCTCTTTGATTTACGTTGATTGACTAACAGTTTTAAAGAGCCTCTCAGTCCGGTTGTAATCAACCAGAACTCTATTGTGACATAATCTTAGCGGTTGTCAATATGTTTGTGTAACTTCTAAGCTTAGACGACCCCACTGTACCCCCATAACCCCTTTGTACAAGTGGAGTCCCGCCTGCGCTTGTGCTGAGCGCCAGCCACACCACCCCACGTTTCTTAAGGTGCTACAAAAACAGTAGCAAAACAGGAGCAAAATAGGCTACAAAAACAGGAGCAAAATAGGCTACAAAAACAGGAGCAAAATAGGCTACAAAAACAGGAGCAAAATAGGCTACAAAAACAGTAGCAAAACAGGAGCAAAATAGGCTACAAAAACAGTAGCAAAATAGGCTACAAAAACAGGAGCAAACCCCAATCCTTTGACCCCACCCCCCTTCCCCCAGAAACAGGCCCCCCTATAAAATAAAAGGCCTGCCCAAAAAATAATATATACTTCTGCAAACTACTAAGGCTGCGTTTTCGCCACATGTACACCCCGCTTATTGATATAGATATCCCCCTTGCTGACTATGCACCTTCGTTTCAGTCGTTGGAGGAACGGGTACATGCGGCTATGGCTACCCTTACAGACTTGGAGGCAGACCCACAAGTAACTGCTGAAGACCGAAAAATATCACGTAAAATTTTTACGGAAGGTGTAGCCACAGACGAAGAACTTGCCTCTCCCGGGGTAGTGGTACATATTGCCAGCCTATTGAACGAGTATGACAAGACAGTAGTACATTCAGCTGCACAACTGCGAATCTACGTTACCAATCGGCTAATCATGGAGTCAGATAACCGCGATGCACGTATTCGGATGAAGGCCTTGGAGATGCTAGGTAAGATTTCAGACGTTGGACTATTCACCGACAAGACAGAAATTACTATGCGGCATCGGCCTACTGAAGAGTTGGAGCAGCTACTACGTGAACGATTGACGCGAGTGATCGAGGGGGAAGTGCTAGAGATAAATCCTAAGAGGATTGAAGCACATGCCTGAACTAACAGCCGAGCTAGTAGAAAAAATTAGCCGCAATATGCCTAAGCGGGAAGCTTTAGAACTACTAGCTATGTTTGATGAGTTAGAAGAACGCAAGCGGGTGAGCTTGGCTCAAACTGATTTCTTGGCTTTTATTGCATCTATCGATGGCAACTATAAGTTTGGTATTCATCTAAAGCGGCTAGGGGCGTTACTTATGGAAGTGGAGTCTGGGTACAAAGACCGGATTGCTGTATCTATGGCCCCACGTATGGGCAAGTCCCAGATGATTTCTATATATTATCCAGCGTGGTATTTAGGAAGACATCCCGACCATAAAGTAATCGTAGCCTCACACACTGCGGACTTGGCTTTGGTAATGGCTAGGAAGGTGCGAAATCTTATTAATACCCTAGAGTACCAAAAGATATTCCCAAACACCCGTATAGCCGCTGATGCCAAAGCTGCGGGACAATGGAACACCACCGCAGGCGGGGAATACTTCTCCATCGGTGTAGGGGGTGCATTGGCTGGGCGGGGGGCGCATTTGATTGTTGCCGACGATCCGTTATCCGAGCAAGATATCAAATCAGGCAATACTAATTCACTAGATTCTACCTACGAGTGGTTTAGCGCAGGCTTGCGCACCCGCCTGATGCCAGAGGGGAAAATAGCCGTACTCCATACAAGATGGCATCAACGAGATTTAATTGGTAGATTACTAAAAGATTCTGCACTTAACCCAGATGGCGATCAATACGAAGCCTTCGAGTTTCCGGCTATATTGCACGAGAATACGGAGAATGAGAAGTCTATATGGCCTGAGCAGTGGAGCTTGGAGTCGTTGCAGCAGACGCGAGCTACCATGCACCATGTTATGTGGCAGTGGTTTGCACAGTATCAACAGAACCCTACCGCCGCAGAGGCTGCGATTATCAAGCGGGAGTGGATACAGTGGTGGAAAGAAGATAAACCCCCTGATATTGAGTTCATCGTGCAGTCTTTTGACACTGCGTTGACCACTAAGCAACGATCGGACTACTCTGTCTGCCAGACTTGGGGTGTTTTTAAGGATACCAAAGGCGTAGACAACGTAATTTTGCTAAATAAGGTCAAGGGTAAGTACGAGTTTCCTGAACTAAAGGTCATGGCCATAAACCAAGCCAAAGAATGGGAGCCAGATAGCGTAATTGTTGAGGCTAAGGCCTCTGGACAGCCCCTAATTGATGAAATGAGGCGTTCAGGCCTATTTGTACAGGACTATAGTCCCGGTAAAGGGCAAGATAAAATAGCTCGGTTAAATGCAGTGTCTGATATGTTTGCCTCAGGGCAAGTTTGGTTCCCCGAAACCCCTTGGGCAACGGCTACAGTAGACGAAATATGCGCGTTTCCTGCTGGAGAGCACGACGATGAGGTAGATACTTGCACTTTAGCCCTTATGAGGGTACGTAATGGTGGGATGCTGAGACTAAAAACAGACCAAGAAGACCCAGAACCGTTCTATCGCCCTCGACGGGCAGCATATTAAGGACAAATCACATGAATACTACTAAATTTATGGGGAAAAACCAGCTTATTGACCGACTTGCAGCCCAAGTTGGGAGCCGAAGTATAGCCCTTGGGTTACTAGAAAAACGCGGAATGGTACATCCGGGTACCGAAAAGCTGACTACTAAGGGTGAAGAGCGTAATAATATGACTGCGGGAGAACGCGCTGTAGACCGCGCATCTAAGCTTTCGGGTACTGCCCCCAGTAAATATGCATACAACAGCAAGACCAACCGTGCTACGTTAAAGCGGTAACGCCCTAATCCCTTATTCACGAAAGATTCTTATGGCTACCCCTCCGAATAGTATGTCCCCCTCGTTGTATCAAGCTCCTATGGGAGTGGATGCAGAAGCAGAAATGCCTGATATAGAGATTGAGATCGATGACCCGGATGCTGCGGCGGTAGAAATTACACTTGCAGATGACGAGGGGGAAGACGATACGTTTAGTGAGAACTTGGCTGAAACCCTCGATGAGGGTGAGATACAAAAGATCGCTAGCGAGTTGATTGAAGAGATTGATGCCGATATTGCCAGTCGCAAAGACTGGGTAGAAATGTTCGTTAAAGGGCTAGAGGTTCTAGGTATGCGCTATGAGGAGCGTACCGAGCCATGGAATGGAGCATGTGGGGTATTTAGTACAGTGCTAACTGAAGCAGCTATTAGGTTCCAGTCCGAGACGATTACAGAATCATTCCCCGCAGCGGGCCCTGTGAAAACTGAGATCATGGGAGCTATAGATAAAGTCAAGATGCAAGCCGCTGCACGGGTGCAGGATGATATGAACTATCAGCTGACGGAAGTTATGGCCGAGTATCGCCCTGAGCACGAGCGCATGCTGTACTCATTGGGGCTGGCAGGGAGTGCCTTCAAGAAAGTGTACTACGACCCGAGTATTGGGCGGCAAGTATCGATGTTCGTACCTGCGGAAGACATTATTCTGCCCTATGGCAACACTAGCATACTCCGAGCCGAACGTGTCACGCACACAATGCGTAAGACCAAGAATGAAATCAAGCGGCTACAAGTCAGTGGGTTCTACAAAGAAATAGATTTGGGTGACCCCGTAGCCATACATACTGACATCGAGAAGAAGAAAGCTGAAGAGCAAGGGTATACCCTAACGGCTGATGATAGATACCAGATACTTGAGATACATGCAGATTGCGAGCTTCCCGGGGACGAGGACGAGGATGGTATCGCTAGGCCTTACATCATCACCATAGATCGGGGCACCACTAAAGTACTGGCTATACGCAGAAACTGGGATCCCGAAGATAAGAAGATGCTTAAGCGCCAGCACTTCGTACAGTACACATACATTCCCGGCTTTGGGGCTTATGGTATTGGCCTAATCCACTTGATCGGTGGATATGCCCGCGCAGGCACTATGATTATTCGCCAGCTCGTAGACGCAGGCACTTTGAGTAATCTACCGGGGGGCATGAAAACTCGGGGCTTACGTGTAAAGGGTGACGATACACCTATCGCTCCGGGAGAGTTCCGTGATGTAGATATTCCGTCTGGGTCATTACGCGACAACATTATGCCGTTGCCCTATAAGGAGCCCTCACAAGTTTTGGCAGCGTTGCTAGACAACATTACTAACGAAGGACGTAGACTAGGGTCTATTGCAGATATGAGCGTGTCGGATATGAGCGCTAACTCCCCAGTAGGTACCACACTAGCCCTACTTGAGCGGCAGTTGAAAGTAATGAGCGCAGTACAAGCGCGAGTTCACTACTCAATGAAGCAAGAGCTCAAGCTACTTAAGAATATTATCCGTGACTATACTCCGGGGGAGTATGACTATACCCCTGAGAATGCTGACCGCAAGGCTAAGCAAGAGGATTACGACATGGTGGAGGTTATCCCTGTGTCTGACCCTAACAGCTCCACGATGGCGCAACGCATCATGCAGTACCAAGCTGTTATTCAGTTGGCACAAGGCGCACCTCAAATTTACAACCTGCCTAAGTTGCATCGGCAGATGATTGAGGTACTAGGGATTAAAAACGCTGAGGACTTAGTACCCATAGATGATGATATGAAACCGCGTGACCCTGTGTCTGAAAACATGGCGTTCCTCAATGGTAAGCCTAACAAAGCTTTTATATATCAAGATCATGATGCACACATTGCTGTGCATAGCGCCATGATGCAAGACCCGAAGATCGCAGCCCAGATTGGGCAGAATCCTATGGCTCAGACCTTACAAGCATCCATCATGGCTCATATTTCAGAGCACCTTGGATTCCAGTACCGCAAACAAGTTGAGGATCAGTTGGGAGTTCCACTACCTAAACCAGACGAAGAGATGCCCGAGGAAGTTGAAGTAGCGCTGTCTCGCGTGGTAGCAATGGCCTCGCAGCAAGTGCTGCAACAGAACCAAGCTCAAGTGTCACAACAGCAAGCTCAGCAAGCCGCACAAGACCCATTGGTACAAATGCAGCAAGCAGAGTTACAGATTGCCAAGCAAGAGGCCGATACTAGGGCTAAAAAAGTTGATGGTGAGTTGGCGCTTAAGCAGGCCGAGCTACAGATTAAAACCCAACAAGCGCAACAGAAAGCAGGCCCTACTCCCCAGATGGCACAGGCTCAAGCTCAGCAAGTCGCAGCACAACAAGCTCAGCAAGCTCAGCAAGCCGCAGCCCAACAAGCGCAGGTGCATAACCAAAACCTTAACCAAACCCAGCAGTCGCACCAGCAAAAAATAGTACAGGCCCAACAGTTGCACCAGCAAAGAATGGCCAACCAAGGGGTAAAACTTAAATGAATAACTCCATACTAGATTTGTTCATCAACAAAATAGAGGAACGTAAAAATTCCTTTATAGAAGTTTTGAGTACTGGTGTGTCTAAAGATTATGCCGAGTACCGAGAAATGTGTGGAGTGATTCGAGGTCTAGCTACCGCACAACAAGAAGCAGCAGACCTCAAAAGGAAATTAAAGGATATAGACGATGAGTGATTTTGATGTTTCGGCAGTGGATTTGTCAGGGCTTTTAAGTAAGAGCGCTGAGGAAAAGGCAAAGCAAATGCCTGATCCAAAAACATTCCACATTCTGTGCGTATTACCAGAAGCAACCGAAGAATATGGCGAAACTGGGTTAGTTAAGTCTACCCAATCCATGCACTTTGAGGAACTCCTGTCACCCGTACTGTTTGTGGTAAAGCTAGGACCTGATGCATATAGGGACAAGAAACGCTTCCCTTCAGGCCCTTCATGCACTGAAGGCGACTTTGTTCTAGTTCGCCCTAATACAGGTACTCGTATGAAGATTCACGGACGTGAGTTTCGCATCATCAACGACGACTCTGTAGAAGCAGTAGTTCAGGACCCTCGTGGAATCCAACGGATATAAGGACTAAATCATGGCCATCGAAAAAGTTGAGTTTGAATTTCCTGATGAGGTAGAAGAAAAAGGTTCGCGCCTCGGTAGCAAAGTTATCGCGGTAGAACTCGAACCCGAAATTGAAGTGGTAGACGATACCCCTGAAGTGGATCAGGGTAAAACGCCAATGGAACACCCACCCAAAGACCTCACAGAAGAGGAATTGGATAAGTATGACGATAGCGTAAAGAATCGTATTCGAAGGGTTACCAAAGGGTATCACGATGAACGTAGGGCTAAAGAAATGGCTCAACGGGAAAAAGAAGAAGCCATACGTATGGCCCGGGCTATTACGGAGGAAAACCGACAGCTTAAGGGCTCACTTAGCCAAGGGCAACAGGCGTTACTAGAACAAGCAAAACGAAACGTTGCCGGAGAAATGGAAGTAGCCCGTGTTAATTACAAAAAAGCCTATGAGCTCGGAGATGCAGATGCACTGGTAAAAGCCCAAGAAGCATTAACCGCATCTAGTATGAAAGCAGAAAGAGTTAATAATTTTAAGCCCGCCCCTTTACAAGAAACAGAAACTAAGGTACAACAGGAACAAATACCAGTTGACCAAAAAGCGCTGGCTTGGAAAAATAAAAATGAATGGTTTGGCATTAATCGCAAAATGACCGCATATGCCTTAGCTGTTCATGAAGATTTAGTACAAAATGATCATGTTGACCCCACTTCAGATGAGTACTACAATCGTTTAGGTAATGAAATGCAAGAAAGATTTCCAGATGAGTTTGAGTCTGGAAAATCCGACGATGCTCCTACTCGTCGCCAAAAATCAAATGTAGTTGCCCCGGCTACTAGAAGTACTGCACCTCGAAAGATCGTACTGACACAGTCACAGGTAAATATCGCCAAGCGGCTAGGGGTTCCTTTGGAACTGTATGCTCGTAAGGTTGCGGAAGAACAAAGGAAATCATAATGGCTGAACAAGATCGTAAACCTCAATCAAATCGAGAACTTGAGACTCGGGCTGTATTCCAGCGTCCCACAAAATGGATGCCTGCGCAATTGTTGCCCGAACCTAATCCTGAAGATGGATATGCTTTCCGATGGATTCGATTGAGTACTTTAGGTGCTTCAGATGCTACTAATGTTTCTTCTAAGCTCCGCGAAGGTTGGGAGCCAGTAAAGGCTTCTGCTCATCCTGAGATTATGTTGATGGGCGGGGAAAAATCTCGCTTTGACGACAGCATCGAAGTAGGCGGATTGTTACTTTGCAAAATTCCAACTGAGTTTATACGCCAGCGCGATGCCTACTATACCCAACAGTCGGATAACCAAATGGCCTCTGTAGACAATAGCTTCATGCGCGATAGTGATCCAAGGATGCCGCTGTTCAAAGAGCGTAGTACCAAGGTATCTTTCGGAAAAGGTCTTTAATTTTTAGGAGTATTCTATGTCCTCAACTGCCTCCCCCTACGGCCTAAAAGCCGTAAATGAGTTGGGTGGCCTGCCTTATGCAGGTAGCACTCGTTCGTTCCTAATTAACCCTGTGGGTCTTGCTAGCAACATTTTCTTCGGACAAGTTGTTGCTACCAATTCTTCGGGTTATCTCACCCTCATGACAGCCACTGGCGCAGACGGTACGACCAACGCATTTCCCGCAGGTACAGTCGGCGTTTTCGTCGGTTGCCAGTATGTGAATGCACAAGGTCAGACCATCTTCGGTCAGTACTACCCATCGGGTACGACTGGTGTTGTCACGGCATATGTCATTGA